CCCCGCGCCGACCTATCCCAACGGCGTCGAGCCTCCCCCGGCTCAGTACACGCACTGCAAGCACACGGCCAAGGTGATCACGGTAGCCAATCCAGACTGGTCCTGCCGCCAAGAGCTAGGCCCTAATCCCCGGCGCTACATCGCCTGTTATGTCCCTGCGACCAACACCGTGATCATGCCGATCCAAGACCGTAGCCCCTTCTGGCGCGACCTTATCGCCCACGAATACGCGCACGAATGCGGCTGGCGGCATTCAACAACTATTAACGTCTAATGGGGTCACTAAATACTGAACTTTTCTCTTCCAAGTTTTGTTTTTTTTAGTTACTCGTCCTAATAGGAGAGCGCCGTGGCCTTGAGCGGGACTTACACCTTTAATCCGTCTCTTGGCGAAATCACCATTTACGCCTTAAACCTTTGCGGCGTAAGGGGAACGGCTATTTTGCAGGAGCACATGGAGTCATCTAGGATGGCTGCCAATATGATGCTCGGCAGGTGGTCGAGTGAGGGTGTTAATCTGTGGCAAGTTGACATGCAGACTGTGTCCCTTGTGCAGGGCACATCCACGTACTCAGTGCCATCCAATACTATTGTCATGCTGGACTCATCTATCGTTACAACGACGGGAACGTCGTCGACCAGCCGCTTAATCCTGCCAATTAGCCGCACTGAGTACGCCAGTTACCCAAATCCAACGCAGCAAGGCTTCCCAACTACATATTGGTTTGACCGCCTGCTATCGCCCTCCGTGACGCTGTGGCCCGTCCCTGACGGCACGCAGACATCATTTACCTACTACCGCGTCCGGCAGTCTCAAGATGCCAATCTGACCGGCGGCCAGCAAGTTGAAATTCCGTACTACTTCTTTGAAGCCTTTGCCTACGGACTTGCGCAGCGCCTCGCAATGATTTGGGCCCCCGATAAGGTTCAAATGATTAAGCCCTTGGCTGATGAGGCGTACGCAATTGCCGCCTCCCAAAATATTGAGACCGCGCAGCAGTACATTTCCCCCATGATTGCTAGCTACTGGAGGCCGTAATGTCCTACGCCTCACAAGTTGGCCGCGCCAGGACTAATCCCACAAGCCCGCAGGCTCACGCCATTTGCGACAGGTGCGGATTTCGCTACAACCACGTCGACCTCAAGTGGCAAATGGATTGGCGCGGCGCGTCAATAATGAACACCCGCGTTCTTGTCTGCAGTGATTGCTACGACACGCCGCAGGAACAATTGCGGGCTATTGTCGTCCCAAATGACCCCATGCCAATTATTAATGCCCGCGTAGAAAATTTTGAAGTCTCCGAAGCCGGATCAGCCACGGGCAACCCTTACGGCAATCCCACCGGGCTGTCCGCCCAGGGCGCAATTATGCCCCTTAATAATGGCGTAGCTTACGGCACTGTTATTCCGCTTCTTTCGGTTACGGCCAGCGGCTCGACGACAATATCTGTGACTTGCTCGGCGGCGCATAATTTATCCACCGGCAGCCAAATTAGCATTGAGGGCCTCACGCAGGCTGGCGCAACTGGCATGTTTAGCGTCACCGTCGGCGGGGCCTTGAACTTTTTCTACACAACCGCCTCAGTAATTCCGGCAGGCTCTTTGCTCACCGCAAAATCCAGAGCCACTACAGCCCTCATTGGTTTGCCATACGGGTACGCAACAATTCCTCAAATTGGAGCGTAAGCCCGTGAGCCTTGATCAAATAATTCAAGCAGCCATAGCCGTCGTTTCGGCGGTTTTGGGGTTTATTATGCGAGAATTGTGGACGGCTGTTCAAAAACTAAGAACCGACCTTTCTGAATTGCAGAGCACCATTCCAACTTTGTACGTTCAAAAAGAAGACTACAAATCAGATATTAATCGCGTGCATGATTTTCTTGATAAGATTTACGACAAATTGGACAGGAAAATTGACAAATGAGCAGCCGGTCCCTTGATGATCTTCACCCCGCCATTCGGGATAAAGCTAAGGCGCACGTTGCCGCCTGCAGGGCTGAGGGAATTGACCTTCTTGTAACCTGCACCTACCGGCCCGACGCCGATCAGGCGGCGCTTTACGCGCAAGGCAGGACCGCTCCGGGAAACATTGTCACCAATGCAAAACCTGGGCAATCTATGCACCAGTATCGCTTGGCCTACGACATTGTTGTCCTTAAGGCCGGAAAGCCCCTGTGGGACACATCCGGCGAAAATGGTAAGCTGTGGGAGCGCGCCGGGGAACTTGGCGAAAAGCAGGGCCTGGAGTGGGCTGGCCGGTGGCCGCACTTCAAGGAAATGCCGCACTTTCAATTCACTGGCGGCCACAAGATTTCCTACTTTATGGCCGGAGGCAAGCTGTAGCGCGATTACGGGCAATCTGCTACCTTACTGTTAATTTCGCGGGGTAACTCATGGCGTCTACTACACCGCTGACCTTTAACAGCTACGTCTCACAAATCGCCACCCTGGCGGTGGTCAATACGACGACCCTGGGAAGCCTCACTGTGTTCAGTGACGCGGCCATGAATACTATTCTTCCGCAGATGCTAAATTACGCTGAACTTCGCATTCAGCGCGACCTCGACCTTATGCCGCTGCAAACTTCAAACAGCGCGTACTCCCTGACTTCAGGCAACAATCTTATCTCAATTGCCGTCGGTGATTTTGTCACCCTGCAGAACATAATTCTAACGGCGTCGGGAACGCCGCTTCTGCCGGTGTCCAAAGAATTTCTTCAGAACGTCTACGGCTACGGCAGCACGCAGGGCGCGCCCATGTACTTCGCGCCATACGGCGGCGACAGCAGCACAGCGGGTAATACTTCCCAAATTTTTATGGTTGGTCCCTACCCGGATCAATCCTACGCCCTGACGCTGGTCGGCACGATCCGCGCGCCAACCCTTTACGTGACGTCTGGAGCGGGAACAAATACCACCTTTATTTCGACCTACATGCCGGACCTTCTTATCATGGCCAGCATGGTCTACGTCAGCGGCTTCCAGCGCAATTTTGGTCGCCAAAGCGATGACCCCTCAATGGCTGTCAGCTACGAAAGCCAGTACCAAGACCTCATGAAGGCGGCGATTGGCGAAGAGTACCGCAAGAAATTTGAAGCCAGCGCGTGGTCCTCAATGTCCACCCCACTGCCCGCGACGCCAACGAGGTAAGCCATGCCTCACGCCGCACTTAAAGTTATACCTGGGCTCGATCAAAATGAGACGCCAACCCTAAACGAGGCGGGCCTCACGTCCTCGCAGCTTGTGCGTTTTATTTACGACAGGGCACAGGGCGCTTTAATCCAAAAGCTTGGCGGCTGGACAAAATATTACAACACACCCCCGTCAACCATCACGAGGGCCCTGTGGGCCTGGGCTGATCAAAACCAGAACAATATTCTGGCATTTGGCACGCAAAGCCTGTCCGGCGCTTCTCAGCTTGGCATTATTAACAGCAGCGGCCTTCAGACAATCACGCCCGCGTATAAAACAAACAACATTCTTCCGGTGGCCTCTACCACCGCAGGAAGTAGCGCAGTCACCCTAACTGACACCGTTGTCACTGGCATCACTCAATATGATGCAGTTTTTATAGAGACGCACATTAGCGTGGGCGGCGTCGTTTTGTTTGGTTTTTACCAAACCTCTAATCCCGGCCTTGCGAGCACCACGTATTTAGTTACGGCGCAGGATGCGCTTAGTAACCCCCAGGCGGCGACACTGACGTCAGCCTCCGCAAGTTTTACAGGCGTTATTTCGGGCACTACGCTGACGGTGTCATCGGTGACGGGGACGATCCAAGTCGGCCAAACCGTGACTGGCACCGGCGTTTCAGCGGGAACAATTATCGTCTCCGGCGCTGGATCATCTTGGGTGATTAATACCTCCCAGTCGGTTTCCAGCACGTCCATGACAACCAAGGCGGCGGCTGTGGCGGCGTTCACCACCACCTCCGGCCTTAACACCGTCACTGTGACACTGCCCAATCATGGGTACGCGGTTGGAAGCACTTACCCCATTCTAACCAGCACGACAGTCGCGGGCGTGATCCTTTTTGGAAACTACATCGTTCAAAGTGTCCCAAATTCCTACAGCTTTGTTATTAACGGCCCAACTACGGCCTCAGCGAGCACGACCGCCTACATTAATGGTGGCTTTGCTAAGTATGCCTACAATCTTTCAGCAGGCAGCAATCCCGCTGGCTCCGGCTACGGCATAAGCGGCTACGGCATGGGTGGCTACGGCACTGGCGCGACCCTCTCGCCCAGCCTCGGTGCTGCTATCCCGGCCACTGATTGGACGCTGGATAATTGGGGTCAGATTTTAATTAGTTGCGCCATAAGCGGCACCACAACCTCAGCGGCAACCCTTACCGGCTCTATAAGCGGCACCACCTTAACCGCCACCGGCGTGACGGGCGTGATGCAGGCTCCGCAGATTTTGACCGGCGGCAATGTCCTGACTGGCACAATTATCACCGCGCAGCTTACCACTACGGTGACGTACACTGGCTCTATATCAGGAACTGTACTTACGGCGTCGTCCGTGACGGGAACCATCGCCGCTGGCCAAACCTTAACCGGCGGAACCGTTTTGGCAAATACGGTGATCCTGTCGCAAATTAGCGGCACGACTGGCGGCGCGGGCACTTACAATGTCAGTGTCTACCAAACAGGAAAGACCTGCACGGGCTCCCTGGGCGGCTCCGGAACATACAGCGTCAACCTTACCCAAACGTCGACCTGCACGACCGCCACGCTTACTAACGTGCCGTTTCAGCCTATTTACCAATGGGACCCCTCATCTAACGCGCCTCAGGCGTCTGCGATTGCGCAGGCCCCCGTCGTCAATGATGGCGTCTTTGTGGCCATGCCACAGAGGCAAATCATTGCTTGGGGGTCATCATTTACTGGCGTTCAGGACCCGCTTTTAATTCGCTGGTGCGACGTTAACAACTACACAGTCTGGGTCGGTCAGGTCACCAATCAGGCCGGGTCATACCGCATTCCAAGGGGCTCTCGAATTGTTGGCGCGCTGCAGGGGCCGCAGCAGGGATTAATTTGGACTGACATTGACGTCTGGTCGATGCAGTACGTTGGCCAGCCATACATCTACTCCTTCACCGAAGTCGCCACTGGCTGCGGCCTTATTGGGCGCAAGGCGGCGGCGTCGATTAATGGCTCCGTCTACTGGATGGGCCCGTCGTCGTTTTTCTCCCTAACCGGCGGTGGCGTGCAGCCGGTGGCGTGCCCCGTGTGGGACGTAATATTTCAAAACCTCGACACGACGCAGACGTCTAAAATTAGGGCGGCGGTTAACTCCCGCTTTGGCGAAATTACTTGGTACTACCCGACGACGACTAGCGGCGGTGAAGTTTCAAATTACGTGAAATATAACGTCAATTTGGGGGTTTGGGACTTTGGAACCCTTGGCAGGACGGCGTGGATAGATCAGTCTGTACTTGGGCCGCCAATTGGGGCTGACCCTTCGAGCCTATATCTTTACCAGCACGAAACGTCGACCGACGCCGACGGCGCGGCAATGGTTTCAAATTTTCAGACCGGCTACTTTGCCACCAGCGAAGGCGACTACAAAGTCTTCATTGACCAAGTTTGGCCGGACATGAAATGGGGGCCATACAACGGAACCCAAAACGCCACCGTTAATTTGACTTTTTACACGACTGACTTCCCCGGCGGTCCAGTGACGACATATGGCCCCTATGCCCTTGTGCAGGGCACAAGCTTTATCAGCCCCCGCCTTAGGTCGCGCCTTGTGTCCATTGGGGTTGACAGCAGTGACGTCGGAAGCTTTTGGCGCTTGGGCAATATACGCTACCGCTACCAGCAGGATGGAAAATACTAATGGCCCTTGGACCCGTCACACTTGGCCCAAACATGGGCGGGGCGTCAATTTCTGACATCCTAACGGCCTTTAAGAACAATGTGGTCGCGATTGCAAATATTGGCACGTACATCCAGAGCATTTATAACAATGTTCCAACGCAGCAATTGGCCGGTGGCGCAGCAACAACGTCGGCGTCAGTTTTATTTACGGCATCATCCGGCGCGCGGTCTCACTTAAACACCATCAACATCTGCAACACGTCGTCTTCGGCGGTGACTTTTTCAATCTACATTGTCGCGTCCGGCGGCACGGCCAGCGCCGCCAACGCCATTTTCTATAATTGCCTTCTGGCGGCCAATACGACCACGCTTTGGACTGGAACGCTCATTGTGCCTGCGGGCGGCACCATACAGGCCTCCGCCTCGTCCACGGCGGTCACGTTTAATCTGGCTGGAGGGAATGCGGTATGAGTATTACGTCTTTTCCAGCTTTTGCCGGATCTACCGAAAGCACGCTTGTCGCTCCGTGGTACATGCAGGTGGCGCGCGGGCTGGTGCCGGGCGCGTCGGTGGTCAACGTCTACGGCTATCAAACCGCTTTGCCCGCCAGCGGCGGCGCGACCTACTATCCGGTGTGGGAAAACACCACCGCGTACACCTACCCAGCGTCGGCCACGACCATGCTGCTTTGGTCATCGTCGGCGTCTGACACCAACGTGTCGGTCCTGATCCAGGGCTTGGATGCCTCATACAACCAGATTTCCGAGACGCTGGTTCTGACCAATGGCACGACGGGCGTGACCACGGTCAACAGTTACCTGCGGATTAACGGCATCCAAACCACAGGCTCAGTTAACGCGGTCGGCCTTCTCAATCTGGGCAATGCCGGAAAGACAATTCAATACGCTGAGATCGTTGTGGGCAACGGCAAGAGCCAAATGATGATCTACACCGTGCCAAATGGGTACACGTTCTACCTGACGCGATCAAATGCCTACTCCAGCTTGAACGGCAACACGGCGGGCAATTATGCCAACTACCGGGTGCAGACGCTTTCACCTACCGGCCTTGTCCAAAATGTGCTACAGGCCCCATTCACGACCAACTACCAGACTGTCCGCGTGGCCTCTCGGGCGTACACGCAGAAGACCGACATTCAGTGGCAGGCCGCAGGCAACCCGGCGTCCGGCACCTTCTCTGTCGGCATCGGCGTCGAGGGCGTCCTGATCCTCAACGGCAGCGCATAAGGGGTAATCTTGACCCGGATAGAAAAAACATGTCAGATTTGTGGGGCAAATTATTTTGCCCTTCCTTGGCATGCCCCAAGATCAAAGTATTGTTCAAGAAATTGTTACAATGTATCTCTTCGTGGTCGCGGAAGTTTAACCCTTAATTGTGATATATGCGAAAAAGAATACTATAGACCCCCGTCTCACGCCCATTATAAAATAAAAACTTGCAGTTTAAAATGTCGAGGTCTTGCGTCAAGGACGCAAAGTCCGATCTCAAAGGATTATCCATCTGTCAGGAAATGGCTTCAGCGTCGAGGCATGATAGAAAAGTGCTCTGACTGCGGGTATGATGAAATCCCGCAGATATTGGTTGTCCATCATGTTGATAGAGACAGAACCAACAACGACCTCTCAAATTTAAGGGTCTTGTGTCCAAATTGCCATGCCGTTGAGCACATGGCGGAAAACCAAAAGGGATGGGGTCATGCCTCTAAAAAAAGGAAAAAGCCCGTCTGTGATATCGGGGAACATCAAGGAACTAATTAATTCGGGCCACCCGCGCGATCAGGCCATCGCCGCTGCGCTGAACACGGCGCGGAAGGCCTCCGGCGGTGGCCTCTACGCCAACATCCACGCCAAGCAGGAGCGCATTGCCCACGGCTCTAAGGAGCGCATGCGCAAGCCCGGCAGCCCCGGCGCGCCCACGGCGGACGCTTTTAAGCAGTCGGCTAGGACAGCGCGCGCTACCGGCGGCATTGTAAACGACATCGGCATGACGGTGCCG